GTGCAAATGCTATCAGCAAAGCAGAAACCATGTGAAGTCAAGAAGATAAAACCCTTGTCATTTTTCTTTGATTGCCCACTCAACTTCACCAAAAATTGCACACACAATCTCATCGCAGCAGTCATGTACTGAACTAACTCATCCAAGAATCTCCCGAATAGTGAGATGGTACACAGATTCTAATACTTTGTTCATCGACATATAGAGGACAACTACTTCGAGGATATCAATCAAGTCGAAAGATTCCACAACTGGCACGAAGACACCATACACCACATCAAAAACATGTAGTCTAAAACAGCTGGACAATAAGACCAGATGATACTCAGAATAGATCAAACTGTGGTAAAAGGGAGACTCAGTGTGTACTCAGACTTGTTTGTTAAAGAAGAAATACTCTAAGGTAGTAAATCTATTCCTTGAGCAATACAGGCAATAGGCGAAGAGCTAAGAAATTTCAGCCAGGTGCCATATCACATGGTATCTGAACAGGTTTACCAGTCAGAACACATGATCAAGAAACTTCAACCTGAGGAAATTATTGAACATGTGCAAAACAGACTAGGCAACTATAGATACATCATGGAAACTGACTACTCAAAGTATGATGCATCATAAAAAGCGTCTTTGCTCACCTCGGATCTAATGCTGATCTAGAAAATCTGTCCTTTGTTCTCTGAGTTTTATGAGCATGCACTCACTCAACCGATGCTTTGCTCATCAAAGAATGGAGATGTGAAATTTGTAGATTTCCGGTCTAGAAAGTCTGGTGAAATGATGACATCCCTGGGCAACACATTCCTAAACTAGATGGTCATATAGTTTGCTGCACACACTTACGGATTAGAAGATTATGACTTTGTTGTAGAAGGAGATGATGGCCTCATTGGCAGCGATGATCACAAATTCTTAGCACACACTGCCACCGTAGCGAAGTTGCTAGGACTAGACATGACATACAATATTAGAGAGGGACTAGAAGGAGCCACCTTCTGCAAGATTGAACTTCATTATTACAAAGATCAACTAGTGGGATGGAAAAATCCATGCTCATCTCTACTCAAATTTGCCTACTGGACAAGACATAGTGGTAAGATCAATAGCACCAATGCCTTGGACTACATATATGGAAAAGCTTGCTCAATGAAACATGAATTCAAAGGACTTGACAAGATGGAAAAACTTTTTGATGAAGTGATTAAACAGGTAGTCCAGGAAACCCCCAGAAAACGAGGCAGAGGAGGAAAATACTAGTCAAATGAGTACTCTCTGTGAGTGCAAGCCACTCCTGAGGCGAATGTACTTTTCAATTAGATCTATGGGGAGGAGCTTGATAAACTACTCTGTGCCATTTCAGGCCTTCATGGTCATAGAGTGCTTTGCAAAATGAGTGATTACCCCACACTGCTAGCTGCTTATGAACCCGCTAAAGTAAATGGTCTTGAGCCTAACCTAATGTCAAGTTTAAACACCAAGGTTAACACTAGAATGTGCACACAGCAAGTAGCTATGTTAGCAAATGTGTCAATCATCTTGCAGTGAAGGCCATTGAAAATTAATACAGAGCATGAGCTT